AATCCTGGTGTATCAGCTGCTGGTGTTGCCGCAGTTTTGCTTAATTGTAACATAGAGTTAATCTGCACTTTTCCAACTGGATCTAATACAATGTTGTCAAAGGACGTTATTGTTCTGCCATTGACATCTAAATTACCACCAAGCATTGGCGCAGGATCTTCAATGACAGCAGTTAAATAGTCACCAAACTGTGAGGTAGCTATGTTTAAAAAAGTTGAACCATCATTAGTTAATGACCACCGATGAGTAGACTCATTCCATAGTATTGCAACATTTGGTAAGGCGCCACGGTCAACTTCAATACCTGTTTTGATATTGCTTGATGCTGCAACTACTGGGTCAAGACCTTTAGACAACGTTAGTTTGTTGTCAGATATATAAGTGTCTGTTGATTGTATGGATGTAGATGTTCCCATAACAACTAAGTTACCATGCACTGTTAGCAATGCATCATTTCGTGATGCTACGCCAATGGTAACATTGGTAATGGACCCATCTTTAGCTTCTATAACGTAAGGGTCGGAAACTTTTTTAACAATTCGTGCCATTGTTATTCCTATGTAGTTAAGTATTTATACTGAATAAAAAATCATAAAAAAACGGCAGCCAAGCTGCCGTTTTTGTTAATTGATAAATTAAACTGCTTCTGCAACCACTTTAGTGCCAGATGCGTTAAATGCCCAAGCATACTTTGCACCAGCGAAGTCCCACAAATAACGATTTGTGATTTTCTTAGCAAAAAATGCTGGTCCGCTTGCTGGTGTAACTTTCAAACTCATTTCACCTACGTCTGGTGTAGCTGAGTCAACAAATGTGCAAGTTAACTTGTTGCCAGAACCATCAACAACTACAAACGAGCGTTGTTTCTTTTGCTGCAACAAACCAGCAGTTACTACCGTGCCAGAAATGTTTGCTTTAACTGATAACTGTTGGCCTGCTTTTGATACAGGTCCACCTACTTTGTGTAAATTTAAAGGACGTCCCATTTTGATTTCTCCTATAATAAATGGCGTTCTAGGCCATACGCAGATGGGTGTCTGCATAAATTGCTATTGAACATAGTTATTTAGTCATTATCATATTCAACAAACGTGTTATGCACCGTTCTAGTTAGCCCATTTGTAATATACACCGTAAACTCGTGCATATATGGATCATAAGTCATACTAACATATTCCCATGGGAAGATCCCAGCTTGCGATATTAGTTTTTGTTTCAGTTCGTCGTTGGTGAACTTTTCGATTCTTTTCATTAATTACCTTTCATCTTGCAGTTATCACCGTGCCAACGTGTATAGTTTGATGGACCAAATTTATCATTACAATATGGACAAACTTTTTTCAAATCTTCTCTCTTGTTTGGATTATTTTTAGTAAACCGTTCTTTCATAACTTCAACCATATGCTTACCAAAGCCATCTGGTTTAGATTTTCCTTTAAGCGTGTCAGACCTTTGTTTTTTGCCCTCCTCACTCATAGGACCTTTCAAAATACCAGTCATCCCTTTGGACATTCTTTCACGTTGTTCTTCAGTTCGTTTCATCCCAGTGCGTTTAGCAATGCTTCTTGCAAGTTGGTCAGGAGTAAGTTGCCTACCTAGCATTTTCTCTCGTTGCTTTTGTTTTGATTCTTCTGACCGTGGTTTACGTTTATGCGGAAAGTCTTTACCAGTCATAAACTCTGAATGAATCTTCGCAACTAATGGTTTTATTCTTGCATACACCCTACTTGTTATTTTTGTGCTATATCTTTCTTGTCCCTTGTTCATACGTTTCATCCCATTCAACGCATGTAACATAGAATGATACGCAGACCCTTCTGTCATTTTAATAAGAAGCCAATGACATATAAAATGCTCACGTGCAGTAAGCCGTACCATATTAGCTGGGTCAAGTGAGCCACCCATCGATTCAGGTAAGATATGATGGTTTTCAGTATAGCCTACAGTGACTCTATTTTTCGCAGCATTGACTATTCTGTAGTAAGTGTTTGTATATTTTGAATCGTTAAACATGATAGTATTTATGCAAAGTTTAACATTACTGTGATATTTAGTCAAAGAAAAAGGACCGAAGTCCTTTTTCTTGTTTGCCAAATAACTTGACTTTTCGTTCTATTGAAAACTCAGGTTCTGCATTTGGATTTCCCCCAAATAGTCACCTGCATTACCGAGCGATGATGCAGTATTGGTCAATTCGACATACCCATAGCGTGTCAAGAAGCCAACTACTGGTTCGAAAGTCTGTGGGTCAAGAATAACACCAGAAGACATCAACGGAATGTATGGGCAGTAGAATGCTGCTGCGTCTGCTTCCGAAGTACCTTTGTATCCAACCAAGATTGGAGTGGTATCGCTAGCATAGCTGTCAACATACACTTTCATTGCGCTGTTCAATGTACCAACAAACTTGGTGTTTGTAGGTGCTTCAAAAGTGCCTTCAGTTGTACGAGCAAAAGCAGAAGTAGTAGCCGATTGCAACACGGTTAATGCTGCTGGGGATACAACTGCCCAGTTACCTGCGCCACGACGTGTACGTGTAGCGATCTTGTTTGCAACGCGGTTAATCAACACTGCCAAAGCAGCATGTTCGTCACCAACGAAAGTTGCAGTTCCGCTTACAGAAGCTTGGTCGAAAGTTTCTTCAGTTGCTGCAAGAGCACGTAAAGAACCCAAGATTTCTTGGTCGATTTCAACTGTAATTTCTTGTGCCAAAGCAGCCATAATTTCTGCTTCTACATCAAGACCGTGCATAGCTTGAGCATCTTGTGCTGCTTCAAAAGTCCAACGAGCGCTTAACTTGCGGGATTTTGCTTCAACAACTTGTTTCAAGATTTGAACGTTCATGCGCTTACCTGGTACACCTTCTAACGAAGCTGTATTGTCAGCACGGCCAGTTCCAGAGTTACCGGAATAAGCAACCGCAATCTTGAATGGGCTCAATGCTTCGTCACCAGCGTTTGTGCTAGTATCGTAGCCAGAACCGTCAGCCATGTTATCAGCATAACGCACACGTAAAGTATGGATTTGTGCAACAGGGCCAGTCATTGGCTGGACACCAACGATTTCATTCGCAATAACTGTCGGCATAACACGACGAATTACTGGAAGAATAACGCGGTTTAAAGAAGCAACGTTAGCTGCTTGAGTAGCGCCACCAGTAGCATTTTCAGCTAAGTGCTTGCGGGTATTTTCTAAAATAACCGCCATTGACGTACGGCGTGATCCTTGTAAACCTTCTAACAGGGCCTCTTTGGTCTCACTCCAACGGCTTTCTAATAATGTAGACATTTTCTTTCTCTCCTAAGATTTTATTTAAGCCCTGCTAACCGTTTGATATCAACAACATTGTCTGTGTTCATATCGACTTGTGGTTTAGCAGTTTTATCACCCGTCACTGTCGAACGACTTTCTGACAACATCGTTGCTTTTGGCGCTGGTGCTGCTTTAGAGTTGTTTAACACTGCTGGAAGATACTTTTCATATACAGAACGCAATTTTGTGGTCTGTACATTTTCAAGTAGATCTGACATCACTGATGCCTTATCTTTGTTAAGCGGACCAAGCAGTTCGGCTAAGACTTGCTTGCGTGTAACATTTTCTTGAATAACTTTGATTTCACGGTCTTTCGACTCAACTAACCTCGATGCTTTAGATGCAGTTACTTTTGCTTCTTCGAGTTGACGATTTTTAGCTTTCACTAATGACGTAAGCTTTGCAATTTCCTTGTTCTCATTTAAATGAGTAGCAGTGAATTCGCTAGCAAACGCTTCGAACAAACGACGACCAAACATATTTTCTCTTGCAACTTGAATATCTTCTTTAAGTTGACCCAATTCAGACCCTAGACTTCTTGTAACTGATTCTTTGACAAGTTTTGCACTTCTAGCGACAAATGCTTGTTGCATTTCTGCCATTTTTTGTTTGGCACCTGCAATCAAACGCACTTTAGTTTCGACTACTTCTCTCTTGTCTTTTGCAAACTCGTTAATTTCGTTGGATAATTGAGCCATAACAAATTTTTCTAACTTGCCCAAGCTTTCACTTTGTATCCTACGATCTTTACGCAACTCTTTGATTTCTTCGGCTAATTTCTCAACCATGAAGTCATTGAACTTTCCGCTAGATTCACGCATGTAAGTTTTAAACTTAACACGATCCTCTGACAGAGCTTGCTTCTCTTCCTTAAATTCAGCGATTTCTTGCTGTAAGGACTCGGTTACCATTTTGTCTAAAGCCTCGACCATTACACTTTTATCGTGCTGGTAACGGCGGGCGAATTCCTCACGTAACTCACTACGAACTGCTTCTTTGGCTTCAGCTAACTGAGCCTCCCAAGCTTCCGAAATGGCTTGACGTGTGTCTTCGTTGATAATGCCGCTATCAATTAATGGTTTCATAGCATTTAACATAACGTCTCCTATAATTTACAGTCTTTAATCAAGCGGATTACCTGCTCTTTTAAATACTTCTGGACTCTTGCGTTTGCACTGGCTTCACCTGCCATTTCAAGAGCCTTGTGTCCGTGTTTCATATTCAGCAAGCTTTCATAAATTGCTTTTGGATATGCATTTGGCGCACTAGGCTGTGCAACTACATCAACTGTGATAATTTCAAAATCACTTACGTGACCGTTAGCTTCATTGACGTTTCCGCTTCCGCGGCTCGAAACTCCTAACTTCACACCATTTTCAAGCATAGTTTTTACTAACTGCCCCATTGGTGTTGGAAGAATCTTTAATGTGCCGAATCCGTTCGGCCCATCCATCCACATATCTGTGATCATGTGGCTTACTCTGTCTAAGTTGATCTTTAAATCATCTGGGTGATCCACTTCACCAAGCACACTGTACCCACCCTTTACTTGTTCCATAATGGTGTTTACGGCTTTGCCGATTTCATGGACGGGGTAAACACGTTGATTCGCGTTCTTAACCCCACCTTGGATAAAGATACCTTTCATCTTCAGAGACTTACCACCCTTGCCGTCATCCTCATTGAGGATTTCAACACGGGCGTTGTCAAAAGACAAGTCTTCTTTAAGATTGTATCTAGACATTTAAGGTATTACCCTTTGAACCCTGGTGTGCCACCTGGGTTGAAGCTTTTCTTAACTACTGGTTGTGTACCAGCGGTATCAGCACCTTCTTTAGTCTTAGCAGTTTGCTTGTCTTTGTAACCTTTAGTGTTTGCTGCTGGGCTATTTTCATATTTGTCTTGGCCCATCTTCTTTTCACCTTTGGTGTAAGCATTGCTTGGTTTCTTAGGACCAGTATTGCTGTCACGATCCGAAGCGTATCCGCCTTGAGCAATATTTCTAGCGGAACCGCCCATGTCGTTCTTTCCACTGATTTGTGTGCTCTTTGCGTTAATTGGAGACTTAGTGCCACCAGAACCAATTGGGTCACCCTCAACTGGCTTAACTGCGGTAACTTTCTCAACATACTCACGCATTAAGTCTGCTGGAGACTTGCGAGATTCTTTAACTTTCTTAGCTTTAGCTTCTTTTTCTGCAGCCTTGCCGTCATACTTGTCACCCTTTACTGCTGTGCCTGGGTGCTTTTTGCCTTTGCTGTCAGTCCACTCTTTGTCTGTTTTCTTGGATTCGCCGTAGATGCTAGCTTCGCCAAACTTTTTACCGTCTGCATCTGCTTCGTCACCCAATTCTTCACCGCCGAAGTCGTCTTCGCCTTCTTCGCTGTCAAAATCGCTTTCTTCGTCGTCGCCAAAATCTTCTTCACCGCCGAATTCGTCATCGCCTTCATCGTCGCCGTGAATTCCTGGGAATTGTTCTTCTTCTGCTTCTTCGCCGCTCATCAAACTTTCAAATTCAGCTTTGAGTTCGTCAATAGCATCTTCAAGATCCATAACGCGGCCTTCGATATCGCCTTCTCCGCCCATATCATCGCCCATGTCATCACCGCCAA